GAAATTGAGATAAGAGGTAAAGTGAATGATAGGAAGAGGGCTAAGGGTAGGGGTGCTTGACAAGAGTTTTTAAATATGATATAATGGAGCAAAGCAGTATGTACTTTGAATTAGGTAGGGGGAGAAGTGGGTCGAAGGGAGTAGGCCAAAGGGGGTGAGTACAGGTATAATTCACCACACTTTGGTGGGAGATGAAGAAAAAAGTAGGGCAAGGGGCCCGAAAAAGGCAAAAGTGTTACGCCGTTGTAGTGAATTGTATATAGAATTCAGAAAAAAGAAACGGGGGTGAGGACAGTGAGGACAGGGTGAGTACACTTTAACGGACGTTATTAACCCGCATGGTTATGGGGATCGAGGCTGAGTACACATAAAATGTGGAAAAATGGTCTCGGCCCTTTTTGTTTGCCCTCACTCATGTACTCACCCCCCAAGATCCCAGTCTATATATAGTAACACCACGTCTGTTAAAGTGTACTCACCCCTCACTCACCCGTCCTCACTTTATACCACACTTTCACAAGGGGTCTACGCCACGAAAGTGTTTATCGCGTTTTTTGCCCCTATAGTATATACACTGAAGAGGGGTGCTAGTAGCAGTAAACTAGCGTAGGCCATTCGGCATGTGGCTTATCTCACACTTCGGGCCCTTTTTTGGGGGTATTTTTGGGTGTAATCTCCCACCATTTGTTCCGCCTTGTGGAATTTGGCTGTTTGTAACACTTAGAAAAAAGGTAGGCCAATTGTCCTGGCCTACCTTTTTCTGAAGAAGATAATACAGTATACAGTATTATCTTCTATTTTTCTTACCTTCAGCTATTATGTCAAAGCAATCTTCACATATTTTTGGCACAGAATCACTCAAAAAGGGTATCTCTGTTTCGTCTTGTGGAATTTCTTGCCCACAGATTATACATTTCACCTTGTCTAAGCCTCCTTCCGCCCCTCATTCTCATCGAAATACTGGTCAAATAGCATGCTATATTGTATGTCGGTTGTGGGATCAAGGTGTCGTGTATTCATCCACCCCTTCCACCTTCCGCCTGTTGGCCTCGGCACCCAATAATGTGTGCCGGTTGGCCAATCAAGCAGTGTATCGATGTCCACAACCGAGCAATAAGTTGTGGCGAATTTGTTGCCTAGCACGACATAAACCCGCTTGAAGCCCTCCTTTTTTGCTTTCTCAAGCCTTCGTTTTAAGTTCTTTGTAACTTTCATTTAATTTTGCCTCCTTCCGCCTCTGGTTTTTGTGCAAATTCTGTTATCTTCCGCCCGCGTAGAAGTGCAAGCCAAATGTGGACGGCTCTGTACAAAAAAACAAAAAAGAAAAGGAAGAGGGAATAAACCCTCTTCCTTATGCGGTTTGTTATGCGTTTATCATCATCTCCTCCTGTTCCACTAATTCCCAATATCTATGCATTGCTTTTATATATATCACCCGATACGCTAATCTTGTAATAATATTCTCTATATTCTTTTCAAGTGATATGTCTGTTAGCAACGCTTGCGTTGCTTCTTTAAATACTTTGTAATCATTTATGTTTGCGTCGTATACCACTTTATACGCTTCGTCTAAATAGTTCACTGCTACTGTTTCGTTTGCCGTGTCTTCCACGTATTCGATTACGAAGCCAATTAAGTTGTCTTCCTGATCGCCATATAATCTAAATGCACTTTCTCCTATTTTTTCTGCTGTTTCTCTCCAGTTAATCATTTACTTTTCCCCCTTTAGTTTAGGCTTTTGTTTCTTGTGGAAGGAAGAGGGCATAAACCCTCTTCCTTAGATAGTTTATTTATCGTCAATAATCACCTCTTCTTCGTCTTCTTCCTCCTCTTCTTCTTCCTCCTCCTCTTCTTCTTCTTCCTCTTTGTGTTCTTCTACCAGTTCCCAGTAATGATCTACGGCTTCCGTATAAATTATCCAATACGCCAGCCGCGTTATTATATCATCGATCGTTTCACCGTCATTTATTCTGTCCCCTCCCGTATCCCTTAATGCGTCGTTCGCTATATCGAACGTTTCATAATAACAGCTACGCGCGCTGCATACCACCTCGTACGCTTCAGCAGTATAAATAACTTCAGCACAGCCGTCGACGCTTTCTTCGATGAACTCAATAGCTGCTTCTTCGTTGTCTTTGTACTCTTCCCATGCTTCCTCCGCTATTTGCCTAGCTGTTTCTTCCCAGGACATTTTGTTCTCCTCCTTTTGGTTTTATCTTTTATATTTGTTATAACGCATACTCTTTCGGGATGTTTGCATGTGCAATGTCTGACAATATTAGTCTAAATCGCATGTACCTTCCGTAGGGCTCATGCTTACATTTAGTCCTAAAAACGTTCACAAGATCCCATCCCGATGCCTTGCGCTCAAGCACAGCACAAGTGCCCATCGCTTTAAAGTCGTAGCGCATTGGTACTGATTCTGGATCGATGATAATCCTACAGCCTACCCAATATTTTTTTGCAATACCTAATTCTTTCAGTTTTTCTTCTGCGTCTTTTATAGCATTCATTATGTCGTTTGTCTTCAGTAGTCGTGCTTTTGCTGTTTTCTGTGCTTCGTCGATCATCTGTTGTACTTTGCTTATAGACTTTTCGCTAATAATCATAACTTTTCCTCCTCCTTTCGATGTATGCATTCCAAACTTCCATCCAGCTTGTGGCCGTAGGCATTTCTAGCGCAAGTTGTACGAGCTCTGCTTGTACTCTGTCGATATCTTCGTATTTGTTGTGTCCTGTGAGCGTGGCTATTGTGCCATCGCTTAAAGCTAAGCAGTCCATTACCACATCACTTGTTCTTTGTCTTGTTGCCCCCATTGCTTATCCCTCCTCCTTGGGTTGTTATGCCTAGTGTATCATGCCTTACAAGCCCTGTCAACTATCATTTATACTTTTTTATTATCTTTTCTTATTCTTATTATCCATGCAATATACACTTTTATACCTTGTGCCATGCCCGCCTGCCTTTGTATTGTGTATCATGCATGCTGTATACAGCTTCTTTGTTGGTTTGTTTATATTGTGCGTTGTATTTGCTTATGCATTATTCTGCATTATGTATACGATATGCAATGAACAACGAGGAGGGGGGGTTGTTTTGTGTACAGTGTGCGAGGGGTGGGGGAGGGGGGGAATTGAGGTTGGCGTGCGGCGGAGGTACCCCACCTCCACCCTACGGCCAATTTTCAACTCTCCAGGCCCTTCGACCTATTGACAACCCTCCCCCCAATGTGGCATAATACAATTACACCAATCTCCTCCTTTCGGGTTGGTATATAGAGCAATCTCGCAACAAGGCCCCGCATCACCACTGCGGGGTCTAATTTTATGTCCACAGAATACAATATTCTTTATTTTATCTTGACAAAAACTCAACAATGCTTTAATCTAAAATCAGAGGGGAGGTGTACCCAATGAAGAAAACTCAATCCAAACAATTGTTCACCGAAAAAGAACGTGCGGTCATTAATCTTGTCGCCGCAGGCATCAACGATGTGGTTAAAGCCTGTCGTATGGTAGGGTACGACAACCCCGCAGAAAAAGCGCAAGAGCTTCTATCCAGAGATGATTTTTACTTTGCCATCGAAAAAAGTGCCGACCCTGAGGCCGATGTGGTAGTCAAATCACAGACAGCAAGAAAAAGGTTTTGGGCTCGTATAATGAACGACCCAGAAACCAGCCCAAAGGACAAAATTCGTGCTAGCGAGTTGCTCGCCAAAGCTAGCGGTGATTTCGTGGATCAGGTCAACGTTAACTTCAGCCCTGCTAGTTTGTTAAGTGCTCTTGAGAAGCAACTCGAAGAAGAGGGCTAAGTATGCAGATCAACGAGCGATTGATCAGTAAATTTGCATCCTATCGTAAGGATCCAGTCCTCTTCGTTAAAGAGATCTTTGGCGCCACACCAACAGCACAGCAAGAACAACTGCTTAAATCGATAGCTAAAGATAATGCACATGTCGCTGTAAAGAGTGGACATGGGTGTGGGAAGAGCGCCACGTTATCTTGGGCTTTACTTTGGTTCCTCTGGACAAGATTAGACGTTGAAATACCATGCACAGCTCCATCGAGCCATCAGTTGAATGACGTGTTATGGTCGGAGGTAGACTCATGGCGCATGAAAATGCCCAAGGATATGGCTGACGCAACAATAATCACTAGAGACAGAGTTACCATAGAAGGATGTGGTAAAAAGCAATACGCCGTGGCTCGTACGGCACGCCGTGATCAACCTGGTGCATTACAAGGATTCCATGCTAAGAATCTTATGTTTCTCATAGACGAGGCCGCTGAGGTGCCTGATGAGATATTTGAGGTTATGAGAGGTACGCTTACAACAAGCAATGCTAGAGTTGTTATGACAGGTAACCCTACCATGGTAACCGGATACTTTTATGAGGCCTTCAACAATAACAGGAGATTGTGGGACACTTATACTTTTTCGTGTCTTGATTCACCACTCGTAACTAAAGAATATATAGAGTTAATGAAGCAGGAATATGGTGAAGATAGTGATCAGTATCGTGTCAGGGTGCTTGGTGAGTTCCCGAGCGCCTCGGTGCAACAGTTTATCCCGCTTGAGTTGGTCGAGGCAGCAGCACATAGATTTCTGCATGAGAGTGAATACAACTTCGCTCCTGTGATACTAGGCGCTGACGTTAGTTACTTCGGTGACGATAGTAGTTGTTTATTTTTGCGACAAGGTCTATACTCAGAGAAACTATGGGAAGGGACTGATATAGATACTCTTGAATATGCTGATAAAATATATAGATTTGCCATTGAAAGGAATGCTGATAAAATATTTGTAGACGTTACAGGTGTAGGGGCAGGTGTGGTAGACCAGTTACGACGTATGGGCATGAGTGATAAGGTCGTTGGAGTTAATAGCTCAGCAGCATCGAGCAGGCCAGAGCTTGCTAACAAGCGCATGGAGATGTGGTATGAGATGAAGGAATGGTTGAAGAGTGGTGGGGCTATACCTGACGATAGAAAACTGCGTGATGATTTAGTTACACCATACTACGACTACCATAGACAATCTGGTAAGATGAAGCTTGAGTCAAAGCAAGCCATAAAGAAGGTGCGTAAGTTGCCCAGCCCTGACAGAGCTGATGCATTGGCGTTAACTTTTGCTTATCCTGTAGTAAAGAGATTGGGTGTTAATGGTGATAGATTTTTTGTATCAGGCGGCAGGGCTCGGTCCATTGGTGGAGGGCCGCATGCCGTGCTAGTAAATAATTAAGAATTGGAGGTATAAAATATGTGTGGATTATTTGCTACCCCAACCCCACCCCCAATAATGGAGCCACCTCCACCTCCTATTATGGAGCAGGAGAGTGAGCGTGAAGAAGTTGGCAAAGACCTTGAGCGTAGACGGGCAGCAGCAAGGAGAGGATTTGAGTCTACGTGGCTTACAAGAGAAAGCAGGACTGGCGTGCCAGGTGGAGGGGCGGCCACTCAGCAACCACAACAGCCACAAACAGTATTACGTAAGACTATGGGGGCGTAACTTATGGAACTACCTGGTGTGACCGATATACAAAAATATAAGAAACGGCATAAAGAACTGCTCTATAATAGGTCGCATTGGGAGCCTATATGGAAGGATTTGTGTAGTTATGTCCTGCCACAGTATGGCCGTGCTTTGTACCCAGGTTTTGAGACAAGGCCAAGACGTGGCGATGACGATATGGTGACGTCATGGCCAACGTTAGCAGCACGTGTAACTGCGGCAGGACTCCAGAGCGGGATGACATCTAAATCAAGACAATGGTGGCGTGCCAGTCTGCCTGATCCTGATATGGCTAGATTCCCTGCAATACGTCGATGGTTGGATGAAGTTACTTATCGTATGACTTTTGTCATGGGACAAAGTAATTTTTACGAGGGGACATATGGTGTATGGAGCCAAGCCCCTACGTATGGGACAGGCGTAACTGTATTTCTTGAAGATTTTGAAGATGTTATACGAGCTCATACTTTGATGATTGGTGAATATGCACTGGCTTCTGATTATACACTGCGCAACAATACATTATATAGGTCTTTCTATATGCGTACATGGGAGCTAGTCAATACATTTGGCAAAGAGAACGTATCACGGCAAGTTAGAAATGAGTACGACCGCAACAACACTGAACAATGGCACCACATTATCCATGCCATAGAGCCGAATGATGACCGTATTCGTGACGGTAGAAGTAACAGAAATATGCCATATAGGTCTGTATATTTTGAAGCTGAGGCCTCAGAAGATGACGAAGGAGTACTTGAGGTAAAGGGATATGAAGAAAAACCGTTCGCTACATTCAGGTGGGAGATAGCTGGTAGAGATGATTATGGTTTCGGGCCAGGGTGGGTGGTTTTGCCTGACTGTAAAGAACTTCATGCTACGCTGAGAGACAGAGGAGTAGGTATAGAAAAATCAGTTAACCCACCGCTTCAAGCCCCCGTTGCTGATATGGACAAGGTAGTAAATGCAGCACCAGGTGGACTGTCGTTTTACTCAACTATGCAGCCAGGCGGTGGGATTAAGCCATTATATGAGGTTGCACCTGATCTTAATGGCATACAATTAAGTTTAACCGAATTGAGACAACTGATAGACCAAGCATATTACAAAGATTTGTTTCTTGCATTGATGGCTAGGTCTACAGGAAGCGCAGAGAAGACAGCCCGTGAGGTTGTGGAGATACAGCAGGAGAAGCTCTTGATGTTATCCCCAGCTCTTGAACGAGCTGATGAATACTTAGATGATGCAATCAACAGGATATTTGGTATTATGCTTAGGGGAGGATTGTTGCCACCACCACCGCCAGACATTGTAGACCAAGAGATAACTATTGAATATGTATCGATACTTGCCCAAGCTCAACAGATGATAGAATCAGCTAAGATAGAGCAGGGTTCGGCATTTATTGCACAGCTATCTAGTTTGTATCCTGAGGCTAGAGACATATTAGATCCTGATGCTATCGGTGAGGGGTATTTATCTGCTATTCAGATACCACAGAGGATGCTTACTGATCCTAGGGTTCGTGAACAAATTAGAAGAGAAAGGGCTGAAGCCGAAAGACAGGCAGCACAAATGGCTCAGATGCAGCAGATTATAGAGCAAGGTAAGACTTTATCTGAGGCTGATATGAGTGGGCAGAATGCATTGAGTGCACTGCTTGAAGGTGCCGTGGGTGGTATCCGATGAACAAGAATCCTAGAAAATATAGTGTTACTGATCATGAAGGGGCAGAAAAGCAAAGACTAAGAGAACAAATTGTTAAAGATATGCATATCAATGACCTTGCCGAAATAGTTAAAACAGAATCTGGGAGGAGGTGGGTGTATTCAATACTTGAACGGTGCCATGTATTTCATCCAGTTATGACTGGTAATAGTTACACTTTTTTCAATGATGGTATGAGGCAAATAGGTTTGATGATCATAGAAGAACTAGCAGGTGTCGATAGGGATTTGTTTGGCAAGATGTTTGCGGAATCATTTAAGTGGAATGAGCAGGTAGAAGCAATACTACATGATTGGGAGGAAGAAAATAATGACTGAAGAGCTTAACGTCAATGCCGAGGCACAGACAAACACTGAACCCTCGAGTGAAGGCGATAAGGTAGTAGAGCAAAAAACAGTCTCTGGTGAGGATAAATCTGTAGATAGGTCTACAGTGGCAGAAAAAACTGCAGAAGAAAAGCCAAAGCCAGAGGTACCTGAATCATATCAATTTCCTGAAGACCTCAAGCTTACAGAAGAAGAAAAGACTAAGTACACTGAGCTTTTAAGAAAACATGGAGCAACCCAGGAAGCTGCTAACGACCTCATTGAGCACATCAAACAGCAAGCAAAGGCTATTCAGGAAGCTAGCATCAAGGCTTGGTATGATCAGGTTAAAAAATGGGGCGAGGAAGCAGAGAAACACGAGGAGTATGGGGGCCCTAAATTTGAGGAGAACCTCAAAACAGTGATAATCCCTGTACTTAATAAGTTCGGAGATGAGCAGTTAATTCAGGAGCTCGACCAGACTGGATTTGGCAATAACCCTAGACTTTTAGCTTTTCTGTATCGTATAGGTAAAGAGATTGGTACAGAGGCTAAATTCGTCGAAGGCCGTCCAGGGGTTGGCGATGAGGATAACATCCTGAAAACGCTCTATCCGACGATGTTTAAAGATAATCAATAGGAGGTGTAAATAATGGCAATAATGGGACAAAATCTTCCTACCTTGCATGATTGGGCGAGGCGGCTTGACCCTAAGGGCAAGATAGATACTGTAGTTAATCTACTGGCTGAAACTAATCAGATACTAGAAGATATGGTATGGATTGAGGGGAACCTGCCTACTGGGCACCAGACCACTGTAGCCACAGGCATACCTGAGCCTACGTGGAGGGCATTGTATCAAGGGGTTAAGCCTACCAAGGGCACGACTAAGCAAGTCGTAGACACGTGTGGTATGCTTGAGGCAAGACCACAGATTGACGTTGATCTTGCTAAACTTAATGGTAATTCTGCTGAGTGGAGGCTTTCTGAGGAAAGGCTCCACATTGAAGGCATGAACCAAGAGATGGCGAAGACTCTCTTTTATGGTGATACCAGAGATGAACCAGAGAAGTTCATGGGCTTGGCTCCAAGGTTCTGTGATCCAAACGCCGACAATGGCGGCCAGATAATTGATGGTGGTGGTGAGGCAACTAATAGTAACTTAACATCTATATGGGTTGTTGTCTGGGGCCCCAATACAGTCCATGGCATCTTCCCCAAAGGATCAAAGGCTGGTATGCAGATTACCGATAATGGTAAGCAGACTGTAACTGACCTTGTTAATGGTGGTAGGTACGACGTACTTGAATCGCACTACAAGTGGGATTGTGGCTTGTCAGTACGTGATTGGAGATATGTTGTACGTATTGCTAATATAGATGTTAACTCATTGTCTACGTTTGGAGCTTCAAGTGGTGATACATCACCAAATTTGATTAGGTTACTTATCCAAGCTGTTGAGACGATACCTGAAGTCAATCTTGGTAAGCCTGTTATTTATTGCAATAGAATAGTCAGGACGTGGCTTAGGATAATGGTTAACGAAAAATCTAATGTTTACCTATCTCTTGATGAGTATGGCGGGAAGAAGATACTCACTTTTGATGGCATCCCAATAAGACGTTGCGATAAAATACTTACTACTGAGTCTCATATTAATTTTGCGTAATAAGGGGGTGTAAAGATTGATACTAGATAAAAATTTAATTTTAAGCGATGCACAGGATGCTAATGCGCCAGCTTTTTCAGAAAATATAATAGATACTGTTAAGGTTGGCGACGCCGTTAATGAGCTATATTTCGTAGCATATGTTGAGACCGAGTTTGTAGGCTCTGGTACTGATGGTGCGGGAGCTGTTGAAGTAAAGTTGGTTACAGAAGATGGATTAACAAACAATAATTTTAATAGTCCAGATATTCTGTGGACTTCTGGCGCTGTGCCAGTTGCAAATCTCAAAGATAAATATTGTTTTGGCATGATTAGATTACCTAAGCCAGAAAAAGTTAAAAGATATATTGGAGCGCAGATTGTCCCAACTACTATAGCAAGTGGTAAGCTTGATATTTACTTGACTGACAATCCACAGACCAACATTTAGCGGTGATTGATGTGTTGTATGAGGTTACTACTGATTGTCTAGACTTCAACCATAGATATCGCAAGAAGGGTGAACGTGTAGTCGTACCCGACGGTCAGCCTGTGCCCAAGTGGTTCAAGCCTATTGGGGAAGCTAAAGAAGTTAAACAAGAAGATCCACGAGAGGAATATAAAACTTTAAATCAAATGAAAAAGGATGAACTACTTGAGCTGGCAGGCAAGGAAGGCGTGTCTGTTCCTATCGGGGCTACGAACCAAGAGATAATTCGATTGATTCGTTCCGATAGGAAAAGGAGAAAAGAATAGCATGATAGCTGAGGGGGCTATGCCCCCTCACATGTTAAGAAGGTGGATATATGAGTTTTACCCGATTGCAAATATGGAATTTAGCCTTAGCTAAGGCAGGAATATCAAGACAACTTGTCGATGACAAGGTGCTTGATTCGCCGTTGGCCCAAACATTGCATAATTTATATGAACCTACATTATTTTCCTTTTTAGAGGAACATTCGTGGAGCTTTGCTAAAAGGACCGTACCACTAACTTTATCAGACTATAAACATATTAAATGGGAGTTCTGCTATGAATATCCCGATGATTGCTTATGCATTAGAATGATAACCTCTAAGGCGTCTATAGATACTAAAGATGAAATACCAGTTTTATATGAAATTATAACTGATGAAAATACTGGCAGGCTTCTAATTGGAACTAATGAAGCTGATGCTTATGCTATATATACTACAAACAACATTCGCGAGGAAGCATTCCCATCTATGTTTGTGCAAGCATTTGCTACTCGTCTTGCCGCTGAGATAGCAATGGCCCATGCTGGAGATAGAGGTAAACATTTAGATTTACTACAACTATCTATGCAGATGGGCGAGGGATCTAAGGAAATCAATGCCAACGAAGCCATCCACGTTGTTTGTGATTATGAAAGCAAATACAGGAGGGCTAGATACTAATGGCACGCAATATGGGATCTTCCCCATCGTCCAGCACATTTAAAACTCACCAAGTAGCAATGGTCGGCGGCGAAGTAGCCCCAGCCCTGTGGTATAGGTCTGACCTTGAGAAGGTTAAGGTGGCTTTAGCTAAGTGCCGCAATTTTATACCATTCGCTCATGGTGGCACCAGCTTCAGACCTGGTACATGGTATGTAAGTAGCACAAAAAACAATGGCAAAGCTATCCTTATCCCAATGAGCTTCACAAGTGAGCCATCTATCCACATCGAGGTAGGTAACCAATATATGCGGTTTTTTGTAGATGGTAGGCCAATTATGAGCGGCTCTGTGCCTTATGAAATTTCTGCTCCATATGAGCTCACTGATCTTCCTAATATAAGATACGTTCAGTCAGCCGATGTATTATATATAGTAGATGGCCACCATAGACCAAAGCAATTAAAGCGTTATGCCAATGACAATTGGTCATTAGAAGACCTTGATTTTAAAAATGGCCCATTTATGAAAGAAAACGATACTGATGATACTTTGACAATATCTTCATATAATGGCTCTACTGGTAAGATTGGCGATACTGTTACGGTTACAGCTTCTTCTAATATGTTTGTTCCAGAAGATGTAGGTAGATTGATAAACATTAGATATACTATGGAAGCTAAGACAATATCACGTGGTATTAAAGATCCTTCTGGAGCAGGTTTAGTTGCTGGTCCTTGGGACGTAGATGGTCAATTTGAGATTACAGGTTCATTTGGTGGTTATGAAGAACACGAAGATGATGTTATTGAAATTCAATATTCAGTAGATGGAGGTTCTAATTGGGAAGTTTTTGATAGTTTTTTAAATATGCATGGGACCAATAGAGTAAAGATAACAGGTGAACTTAATTCTGAAGATTATAATGATGTAATACCTAAAATAAGACTGTGGGCATCGTCCGACACATGGAAATTTCATTGGATTTTGAAATATTCTAGACAAGAAGTAAATGGTATTCTAGAAATTACTCAATATATATCTCCTACACAAGTAAGGTGTAAGGTTAAACGTAAGTGTTTATATCTTGATACTCCGACAAAGAAATGGTCTCTTGGAGCATGGGGAGACGTACCTGGATGGCCTGCTATAATTACATTCCACCAAGATAGACTAACTTTGGGTAGAACTCCTACAAGCCCATTTGATATTTGGCAAAGTGTGACTGGCGATTACAATAATTTTGGCGTTTCAGAGCCTATCCAGGCTGATGATTCAGTCAAAATTCCCATACGATCACGCTCGCTTGATGAAATACAGGGCATTGTTTCATTGAAAGACCTCATTGTGCTTACCACTGGTGGTGAATGGCGTATTACTGGAAGCGCTGAAGGCAATGCCATTACACCAGATTCAATGTATATATCTAGCCAAGGTTATAGAGGTAGCCATCCTATCGAACCCATGATCTCTGGATCTTCTGTTCTTTTTGTACAAAAGTTTGGTAAGAGGGTTCGTGACCTTGCGTATTCTTTTGAAAGCGACGGTTACGATAGTGTCGATTTATCTATTTTTGCTACACATCTTTTTGATGATTATACAATTGTTGATTGGTGTTATCAGCAGGAACCATGGAGCGTATTGTGGGTTGTTAGGTCTGATGGCAAGCTTCTGGGTCTTACATACATGAAAGAGCAGGAAGTATGGGCTTGGCATATGCATGATGTTGGAGGTATTGTTGAGTCTATTTCATCCGCCCCAGGACTTACCGAAGATGAAGTATATATGATAGTCAGAAGAAATGTTAATGGTAGTAATGTGCGATATGTAGAAAAACTCAGTGCAAAACCAGAGGCCATGCACCTAGATTGTGCTGTTGTGGCACATGATGGGGACCCAACTGCTACGATAAGTGGATTAAACCATCTCAATGGTAGACAAGTTGTAGTTTTAGCTGATGGTGTGCCAATCTTTGGCCATACTGTGCAAAGTGGTGTTATTATTTTAAAAAATCCAGCTTCATATGTTGTTGTTGGGCTTCAATATATTGGTACAATACAATCTCTTCCGCTGATATATGAAACTAGAGAAGGCATATCTACAGGCTCACGACGACGAGCTACAAACGTTATATTGCAGGTTTTGGATAGCAGGTTTGGTTATATTGGGACAAGAGAAGATGATATGTATCCCATCTACTATCCCAATGAAAATCTTGAATTGTACTCTGGTGTTTTAACCGAAGACCTTAGTTCAGAATATGACTATTATGGCCAGGTTACCATAGAGCAAAGACATCCCTATCCATTTAATATATTGAATTGGACTGTGAGGGTAGCCCATGGAGATTAGGACTGAGGTATGCCAAGACCATCACATAGATCAAATTATAGAATCGCTGCACCCTGGCAATGTGGCTGAGTTAATTGCGTTATTTGGCTCAGCAGACAAAGATGCATTGATGCAATCAATAAATATGTCTGACGAAGTATATGCTGTCACTATCGATGGTCGTGTTGCTGCTATATTTGGCTTTCGTGAGTTGTCTAAGCTAACTAAGCGAGCGTATCCTTGGCTTATATGCTCAAGTCTTATCAACGAATATGGCATTATATTTTTAAAACATTTTAAGAAAATAATGAAGAGTTTGCAAAATAGGTTTAATGCTCTTGAGTGTATAATATATTCAAAAAACACTGAAGTTATAAAAATGCTTGAATGGGTTGGATTTAAAATTTTAGAAGAAGTTTATCCTGGCATTGATCCCTCAGCCAAGTTTTATAAGATGGTTTGGGTAAGGAGTGATAGAGATGTGCATTGATGCCATGTCTACTTGGGTTGCCAATATGTTTAAAGATGTTCCGTCATTCCTTGGTGGTTTAGGCACTGTGATGTCAGTAGCCGCTCCAGTAATGTATGGTAGAGCCGCTCAACAAAGCGCTGAAGCCCAAGCAAAGGCTGCTGAATATAATGCTCAAATTGAAGAAAGTAAGGCTGCTATCTCAGCAGAAAGAGCTGCACAAGAAGAAAGAAACCTGAGGATGAGAGGCGAGCTTACTAAGGGTGCTCAGCGTGCTGCCTTTGGTGCTGCTGGTCTTATCCCTGATGCAGGAAGTCCTTTGGATGTTTTGCTCAGTACACAGTGGAGCATAGAGCAAGACGCCGCCACAATCAGATATAATGCTATGCTAGACCAATGGGGCTACGGTAATCGTGCTAATATGGAAAGATATCAGGCTGATGTTGCTCGAGCAACAGGCAAACAAGCGAAAACTGCTGGAATCATAGGTGGGCTAACTCATCTTGGGACAGCTACAACTAGATTTTCTGATAAGTGGGACTGGATGGGCCAGCCCCTTGGTAAGGTAAGTGATAATAATGAGAGTCCCTAGAATTATCCCACAAGAAACAATAAAAACTCCACCAACGCCAACGGCAACAGCCCCTGGGCCTGAAGCTTTTGGTGGAACTATAGCATCTGCATTGTCTCAATCGGGCGCACAGCTAGAAGCTCATGCCAAGCGTATGCAAGAAGAAAGAGATGCGATCAAAGGTTTAAACCTTACGGTTGAAGCCCAGCAACGTGTTACTAATATTTTGTATGGCGAAAATGGATTAATGCTTAAGCAGGGTTTAGAAGCAGATGGAATATATAAAACTTTTACTGAAGAGTACAACAAAATAATTGAAGAAATTGCTGCCAAAGCAGAAAATGCTAATCAAAGAAATGTATTGACGCAGTCTATGTTGCGCCAATCAGTAGCATACCAAAGTCAGATTTCTAAACACGAAGCTGCTGAAATGCAAAAAGCTAGAATTCAACAACTTGATGCAAACCTTAAATCACTTACAGAAACAGCTATAGCATCTAAAGGGGACCCCGAAGCTATGGCTGCTTTTACTCAAGAGGCAGAGCGTATAGTCACGGCCATTTATGGTAGTTATGGTGAAGAGCCAGTAAAACTTGCTATGGATGAATGGCACAATAATGTACACAGTGGCATTATTTCTAATTTATTGGCAAATGATGAGCTTGAAGCTGCTAAAGATTACTATGAACAAAATAAAGACAAGATAAGCACTGCCAACCAGACTAAGATAGAAGGCTTTATTAAAGATAAAGAAGAAGTTATATTTGTCCAAGAAACTGGGTATAAAATATTTCAACAGTTTGGTCTACAGAACGAAGAGGGAGCCTTAGAGTATATTAGAGAAAATTTTAGTGGCGAAAGAGAAAATAAGCTTATGACATACGTGCAGGGTATTTATGTGGATGAACGTAGGTTTGAGGCTGAACGTTACGATAATTATTTAAATTCTATTGTAGTTAGGATTTCATCTGCTGGCTCTTTGACCGATGCTATCAAAATAATTGAAGAATCTAATTTAGATCCTAAAG